CTGTAGACCCTGACCTAGATGCAAGGTGTATCGGTTTGATATATTCCCACCATCTTCTTTAAATCTAGCTGTGATCTCAAGTAGGTCTTGTTGTGCAAACTCTTTGATAATCTTCCCTATGTGTTTGGGGTCTTTAATTCCTGCAAGCCGACCAATGTGCTGATAGCTTGGATAACAACTACCTTTCTCATCTGCGTAGTTGGCAAGTATGACTAGGACTAATTTCTTAGTTGGAGTTAACCCCTCTATTTTGAGAGCTTTGTTTAATAACTCAATTGACATTGTTTTGACCTTCTAAAATTTCTAAATAATTTTCAAGCCATTCTCTAGCTTCTTTGAAACTCCTTCCAAACCCAGTAGGACTTATTTGAATTTCTCCATCATAAACTTCCCAATCTTTGTAATAGGATAATGTTTTTATTCTGTATTGCTTATAACCATAAAGCGATCTGCTAGAGTCATGAACATAGTTGTTAAAGCATCCTTGTGGATGTTGACCTTTTGGATGTAGTTTGGTTAGTTTGATTTTCATTTTATCTCCTGTTTAATTTAAAAAACCGATAATAATTTATTTAATGAATTGATGCAACCCATTATGGTATTAAATATTTGGTGGTTCTTTTTTCTTCAGAATGTACTCTTTCGTAAAGACGTATTTCTTTGTTTACTTTATCAAGATTGGTTTGTGCAAGTTTGAGTTTTCTATTCCACGCTTTTTGTCGTTTAATCATACGATCATATCTTTGAGCAACTTTGTTTATGCGCTTTTTAACTTTAGGTTTTTCAATAGCAAGTCTAGACTTTTCAAAGATGTCTTTTTCAAAGAAATATTTAGTGCATCTTAATTCAATCAAAGAGTGTTCAGCAGAGTGAGGTCTGCTCTTAGGATTAATTCTATAATCTAACCAATGTGACCAAAGATGAACAATGTCTGCCCAACCTTTTTCACAATTGATTGAAAGTATACCTCTCCACACCCAAGTATTTCTGTTACCAGTAACTTGCTTAATCTTTTTGTAAGGAAACTTAGTGCCGACCTCTTTTTTCCACAAAGACCTAAGCAGATTCTTTGCAGTGTTAAAGTCAACCTCTCCTTTGTAATCCTCGTAACGAAGTGAGCATTTGTTCTCACGCCACAAGGCATTGACCTTTTCGTAATTAGCTAGTGCTTCTTGTGATGTTCGCATTACGCCACCTTCCTAAAGTAATGATCGTTGCTATTACAGATGGCATCCCATTTGCTTCGTCTAATCTTTCTCCAAGACTTAGAGTTAAACAAATCTTTAGACTTAAAGAAGTCTTTAACATACACCCACTTGTAACCAAGCCTGACTGCTCTAGTACCGATACCTATATTGATACCTTTGATACCATGTTGGATAGACATATTGTTGAACCTGTAAAGTTCAAACTTATGGTTGGTTTTTTTCACTTTATTTTTCATATTATTACCTTTTGGTTTTTCAGTTAAAAACCAATTGTAACCCAAGTTGGGTCTAATGTCAAATTGTGTGACAAAATGATTTTTAGGAATGTTTGGTTTTTATCTCGTTTTGGAATAGAATCACTACAGAAACATGATAGATACATGACAGATAAAAAAGCCAAAGTAAAAATCACAGATCAGATAAAGGATGCAATCCGTAATGAGTATGTGCAAGGCGTAGAGCTTGATACAGGCGAAAGAACTATGTTTACTCTTGATGAGCTAATTGCAAAATACAATGTTTCTTCTACCACCATTTATAGATTGTCTGCAAAAGATGGATGGAAAATGCAGAGAGAAGAATTTAGACACAAGTTAATTGCAGAGTTTGACGAGAAAAGACGAGAGCAATTAGCAGAGGAAAGCATCAAGATTGATGAGCTTGCCTTAAAAATTTCATATGAAATCTTTACCCATGTTCAGGGTTTAATTAAGTCAAATGACAAACCAAGTGGAATAGCACAATTATCACAAGCTGCAACCAATGCACAGAAGTTAGCAAAACTTGCATTAGGCGAAGCAACCCACAACATGAATCTAAATGCAAACATCCAAGAAACAGATGCCTTCAGAGAAGCTATGGAATTGCTTGACTCAGTTGCAGAGCAACGCAGAGAAAGCGACAGTAAAGCTGTACACTGATTGGCTAAAGACTGCTAGAGCAAAACAAATAGAACCTGCTGATGAGCATAACATATGGCTCATACTTGCAGGTCGTGGATGGGGCAAGACAAGAACTGGTGCACAGGACATAGCACTTTATGCTTTAAGAAATCCTAATACTATATGTGCAGTAGTAGCTCCAACACACGGAGATTTACGCAGGGTTTGTTTTGGTGGTAACAGTGGCTTGCTCTCAATTATTCCTGACGAATGTTATTCATCAAGTGCAGATTACAAAGGCTACTCATCTAGTCTCTCAGAGATACGATTGTTTAACGGTTCAAAGATTGTTGGTTATGCAGCACAAGAACCTGAAAGACTTAGAGGACCACAGTTTCATAGAGCTTGGTGTGATGAGATTGCAGCTTGGCGTTATCCTGAAGCACTAGATCAATTAATGTTTGGTCTTAGGCTTGGAGACAATCCCAAGTGTGTTATTACAACTACACCCAAACCTAACAAGATGATTAAGAGCTTGGTAGAACGAGATGATGTAATCGTAACCAGTGGTTCTACTTTTGAGAACGAAGAAAACTTAGCACAGTCTGCTTTGGATATGTTAAAGCGTAGATATGAAGGCACAACTTTAGGCAGACAAGAGCTTTACGCAGAGATCATAGAAGAATTAGAAGGAGCTTTGTGGTCAAACAAGCTAATAGAAGAAGCAAGACTGCCTGAAGATACAGAAAAAGAACTTAAACAAATCATAGTAGCTATAGACCCTGCGGTCACAAACAATGAAGATTCAGATGAAACAGGTATCATGGTAGTAGGCAAAGACCATAATAATGAGTATTATGTACTAGAAGATGCTTCAGGAAAGTACAGCCCTGACGGTTGGGCTAGAAAAGCTATTAATTGCTTTTATGATTGGGATGCAGATAGAATAGTAGCTGAAGTAAATAACGGTGGCGATTTGGTGGAAAGACTATTAAGAGGAATGGATGTAAACATTCCTTATCGGTCTGTAAGAGCTACAAGAGGAAAGATGGTAAGAGCCGAACCTGTTGCAGCACTTTACGAGCAAAGGCGTGTTCATCACATTGGTTATTTTCCTGAATTAGAATCACAGTTGTGTAGCTATACAGGAGAAACAAAACCTAGTCCTGACAGATTAGATGCTTTGGTTTGGGGTATATCTGAACTAAGCAGATCAAAAGGCGAAGTAAATTGGAGAATAAGCTAATGGCAGAACAAACATTTTTTCAAAGATTGTTTAATAACAAACCGATTGAGAGAAAAAACTCAAATATGATGGGCTATTTTGGTGTTGGCACTGAAGAAGCTAAAACCTATAAATACCATGACCTTGCAAAAGAAGGCTATCTTAAAAACGCAATTGTTTACAGATGCGTTAATGAGATAAGTAAAGGCGCAAGTGCTGTGCCTTTTGTATTAAAAGCAGGAGATCAAATAATAGAAGAACACCCTTTGATTGATCTTCTAATGAGACCTAATCCACTACAGTCATACAGTGAATTTTTTAATAGTCTCTTTGGTTATATCTTGCTTAGTGGTAATGCTTATATATTAAAAACTGGTTCTGATATGGGACAACCCAAAGAACTACATCAACTTAGACCTGACCGCATCAACATCAAAGGCAGTGGCAAGCCAATTCCTGAGAAGTATGAATACATGGTTAATGGCAGGGTAAGTCAAACTTATATGATTGACCAAGAAAATGGCTTTAGTGAACTTAAACATATCAAGCTATGGAATCCTTTAGATGATTACTATGGATTAAGTCCTATGAGTGCTGCTGCTGTTGAGGTAGATCAATTTAATATGGCTAGCAAACACAATGTCAATCTTTTATCTAATGGCGCAAGACCAAGTGGTGCGGTTATATTTAAACCACAAGACGACCAAGGTTTTGCCGTGAATCTTAGCGAATCACAAAGGCAGCAACTTATAACTGACATGAATAATAGGTTTACTGGTGCAAACAATGCAGGCAGACCTATGCTATTAGAAGGAGACTTTGATTGGAAAGAAATGGGTCTCAGTCCAAAAGATATGGATTTCTTAAACCTTAAACATATGAGTGCCACAGATATAGCTTTATGTTTTGGTGTCCCAAGTCAACTTGTGGGTGTTCCTGATAGCCAAACATATTCCAATGTAGCAGAAGCAAGACTTGCCCTATATGAAGAAACGATTATTCCCCATTTAAGGAAGATATCATCAGACCTAAATGAATGGTTAGTTCCACTATTTGATGACCGTTTAACGCTTGAATTTGACATTGATTCTATACCTGCATTGTCAGAGAGAGTCAAAAGAACTTACGAAAATGTTACCTCTGCTGTCAGAGAAGGCATCATGACTAGAAACGAAGCTAGGCAACAGCTTGGCTTAGAGCCTAAGGATGGAGCAGATGATCTTTACATATCAGCTAACCTTTTCCCTCTTACTGATGAGGGTGTAGAGAAGCCTGATAACCCAGTTAATGAAGAAGATTTAGAAGATTATGATGATGAAGAAACTGACAAAGAAATAGCTTTCTTGTTAGAAGAAGAAAAAGCTTTGTCAGATATTAATACGATTCCTACCAGTGAAATGGCAGAAGAAGCTAAGAGAGGGCTTGATCTGCGAAAAAAGTTTGGTAGGGGTGGCACTGCAGTAGGTGTTGCTCGTGCAAATCAATTAGTCGCTAGAGAAAGACTTTCTATCTCTACAGTTAAAAGAATGTACAGCTTTTTTAAACGCCATGAGGTAGATAAACAGGCTGAAGGTTTTAGACAAGGCGAAGATGGATATCCAAGTGCAGGAAAGGTTGCATGGTTGCTTTGGGGTGGTGATTCAGGCTTTGCTTGGTCAAAAAGAAAACGCCAACAAATCATAACAGAAGAAGATAAAGAGTTTGCTCTACAAGATCATGTAGAGGTAAAAGAAGATGAGAAAGCTTTATCAGGAAAAGTTAAAGAAGCACTAGAAGGCAAAGTCAAAGATCACAATGAAAAATACGGTGATACTAAAACTAAAAGAGCTACTTTAAGAATGCTAGAAGCTGTCTTTCGTAGGGGTGTAGGAGCTTACAGAACAAATCCATCAAGTGTTAGACCAAGCGTTAGCTCGCCTGATCAATGGGCATATGCAAGAGTTAATAGCTTCTTAAGAGCTTTATCAACTGGAAAATTCAGAGGTGGCAAACACGATACTGATTTATTTCCT